ACGGGGACGCCGCCGTTGCAAAGTGCCTTGTTGTATTTGCAGCCAGGAATCTAAGCGGGGGCCCCATTGAATACGAAACAATAACCAAACGCAGGTTTCGGCAAAAAGGAGCCTATTGATGGTACTTTTATACGATCAGTTCGGCCAGGAAATGAAGATAAAAAAGAGACCTGAGACCCGCACGATCGCGGTTGCGGCGGTGCGCGATAAATGGTCGAGCTATCCGAGCCACGGCCTCACGCCGGAAAAATTAACCACACTCTTCAAGGAAGCGGACGGAGGGGATGTATATCGCCAGGCCGAGCTTTTTGAGGAGATGGAGGAAAAAGACACACATCTTTTTTCTCAATTGCAGACCAGGAAAAACGCAGTATTGGGACTCGATTACGAAATATTGCCCTATTCCGAAAGCGCGGAGGATAATAAGATCAGGGACTTTGTGGCCGATAATATATCCGGGCTGGATGATTTCGAGGAAACCCTGCTCGATCTTTTGGATGCCGTCGGAAAGGGCTATTCGTTGGCAGAGATAATGTGGGGGATCGATGGGGGCAAGGCGATCATACAGGGTTTTCAGTGGATACATCCTAAAAAGGCGTCGTTTTATGAATTCGGAAAAGGCTCCTGGGATAAATCGCTCGATATACCTCGCATTATAACCGAAGCCGAGCCCATGAACGGCGAGGAAATGCCGCCGTTTAAGCTTGTTTACCACAAATATAAGGCAAGATCCGGCCACGATACCAGGGCCGGTGTGCTCAGAGTTTGCGCGTGGATGTACCTTTTTAAGAATTATGGAATAAAAGATTGGGTAGCATTCATGGAGGTTTTTGGGCTACCGCTTCGGCTTGGAAAATACGACTCCGGAGCAAATGATGACGACAAGGAAGCTCTTATTGCCGCAATTCAGAGTCTGGGCAGCGATGCCGCCGGGATCATATCAAAAAGCACCGAGATAGAGTTCGTGGAAGCGATCAAAGGCCGTGTTTCAGACAACCCGTTCAAGGGAATGGCCGAATTCTGCGACGCTCAGATGTCAAAAGCCATCCTTGGACAAACAGCGACAACAGAGGGCACGCCAGGAAAGCTTGGCAATGAAAATGCCCAGGATCAGGTGAGGCATGATCTCCTCGAATCGGATGCAAAGGCTTTGGATAAAACCTGTCGTTTTCAGATCTTCAGGCCGATTGTAGGATATAATTTTGGCTGGGATAAGCCCCTGCCAAAATTCAACTTCCACGTCGAAGAGCCGGAGGACCTCAAAGAGCTTTCCGAGACATATAAAAATCTATCGGAGATTAACTATCCGTTGACAGTAGAGCACGTGTCCGAGCGTTTTAAGGTTCCGACGCCAAAAAAAGGCGAGACGATCATGGCGCCGCGCGCAACCGGCCCGCTGACTATGAAAAATTATGATCGCATTACAGCCAAATCTGCGAAATTTACCCCTGAACAGGAAAAGATTGAGCATCTTATAGGGGAAGCCATGAAAAGGGCCTCTAATGCGCTCTCAGGGCTTCAGGGGCCGGTAAGGGAAATGATAGCCGGTGCCGGATCCCTGGAAGAAATCAGGGATAATATAATAGCCAAATATTCGGACATGAACTCAAAGGATCTCGAGGAGCTGATTGCCCGGGCCATGTTCACGGCGGAATTGTTTGGAAGAGCGGTGATTGTCGATTGATGATTGTCGATTGTCGATTGATGATTGAAAGGATTTTAAAAATAAAAAACAAAAAATTTGTCGAAATTACCGGAGAGTCACAACGGACGCTTATTAACTGGGTCGAAAAAAAGTTGATTGTGCCATTGATAGACGCTGATGGAGCTGGTTCCAGGCGGGAGTATGGCGGCAAAAACTTGAGAGAGGCCCGATTAATTCGAACCCTATACGATTTAGGATTCAAGCGCACCAAAATTAAGGACATTATGGATATGACGCGAGGAAACATCTTGTCCGAAATGCAAATAAAACTTAGTGGCAACGCAACGCTGAATATCGAAATAACAACGTAAATTGAGAGATTGAGTGCCTGATTTACCCAAAAATATCATCCTGGAACCTCTGCCATTCGATGAGGCAATAGCGTTCTTTTCTGATAAGCTGGCCATGACGCCGGAGGAGTTCTATGCCCTGGTCGAAGAAATCCGCGCCAGAGCTTTCACCGTTGCGAGAGCAACAAGCATGGATGTGATTATGGACGTCCACGGCGCCGTGGAAAAGGCGATTGAATCAGGTGAAACCCTGGTCGATTTCAAAAAACGTCTTTCGGATATCATGGAATCCCGGGGCTGGGAAGGTCTTACCCCCTGGCATGCGGAGACGGTCTTTAGAAACAATGTCCAGACAGCATATTCCACCGGCCGTTACAAGCAGATGATCGACCAGGTGGATCAGTTCCCTTACTGGGAATATGACGCGGTAAACGATTCGGCCACACGGCCCACGCACGCGGCCCTTGACGGCAAAATATTTCCGGCGGATCACCCCTTCTGGGATACCTGGTATCCGCCCAATGGGCACAGATGCCGATGCAGCGTAAATCCGGTACACAAATATGTGGCAGAAGAGGAAGGGCTCAAAATAGAGACAGAGGATCCTACCGGTAAGTTGATCAAGCCTGTTGATCCTGTTACCGGCAAAGAGATGCCCGCAAGATCTTTAATGCCGGATAAGGGCTGGGATCACAATCCGGCAAAGCATGTGTGGGAGCCGGATCTGTCAAAGTATCCTGCAGAGCTAAGAGGTCAATTTGAAAGGGAGATAGAATCAAGATGAAATTAAAAGCGTTATATATTTTAAAATCAATCGAAGGCGCGCCTGAGACCTTCCAGCTGCTGCCATACGGCCGGATAGATATCGAAGGAGAGGAACCCGCCTATCTGGATGAAGGGTCGACAGTTTCAGTCATGAGCATATTTGAGCGCAGGGGAAACGATATGGTAATCGATTACGAACACCAGACCCTGAAAGACGTTCAGGCCCCGGCCGCAGGTTGGATCAAAAAATTTATCGATAAAGGAAAAGAAGGGCTCTGGGTTGTAGTCGATTGGACGGAAAGGGCAAAGGAATATGTCGCAAAAAAGGAATATCGCTATTTTTCACCCGTCTTTTGGGTCGACATACAAACCCGCAAGGTCGTGAAAATCGTTAATGTAGCTCTCACCAATGAACCGAAGTTAAATAATTTGCGACCGATTATAGCCAAGATGGACAAGGACATAAATCAGGAACTATCGAACAAAAACAAAAATGGTGAAAACCGAAAGGAGTCAAAGATGTTTGAAAAATTAAAAAAACTTTTTGGATTGGCAAGTGATGCAGACGAGGACAAGGTGGTCGAGGCCGTCGAAGCCGTCGTGGCAAAGAAAAAGGACCTGGAAAAGGCTGCAGAAAAGCCCCCCGAAGTTGTGGCCTGTAAGGAAGTGATGGAAGCGCTGTCATTAGGCGACGATGCGGATAAAGAAGCCGTTGTGGCAGCCATAAGCGGTTTGGGCATAACAGGAGATATTGCCAAAGATCTGAATCAACAGGTTGCAAAACTGCAGCAGGAGATAACAGAAATGAAGCAGGAAGATCTTGTAAAGTTAGCTCTTGACAACGGCAAAACCTCACCCGAAGAGCTGGACAAATGGGCCCGCAAGCTGGCAAAGGTAAACCCTGGTTTATTTAAAGATATCGTTCTCTCAAAACCCAGGGGTAGCGTGATCCCAGTGGATAGGGTCAATGCCCTGGAGGATGACGGAAAGACAGGCGCTGCGGATGAGGTGCAGCTCTCCATCAACAAGATGATGGGCATAGATGAGGAGACCTGGAAAAAACACGGTCCGGACGCTCAGCAATCAATTTAAGATTTAAGATTTATGATTGAAGATTGAAAAAATCTGAAATCTGCAATCTGAAATCTACAATCAAATTAAAGGAGATATATCATGACAGCTTTAAGTGCAGACAAAAAACTCGAATACACCGAAGGCGTGGAATTGCCCGTTCCGGTGGGCGCAAGCCAGACCCTTTATGCCGGAGGATTCGGATGCGTCAATGCAAACGGTTACGCCGTTCCCGGCGCTGATACGGCAAGCCTGATATTTCAAGGCGTGATCCGGGAGTATGTTGACAATTCCAGCGGCAGCGATGGGGATGAAGATGTCATCATGCGGCGCAGAGGATTATACAAGGCACTCCTGGGCACCGCCATTACCCAGGCAAACGTCGGTGATGAGGTCTATCTTGTAGATGACCAGACCGTGGATCTGGTTGCAAACGTCACCAATAACATTTTCTGCGGAATTATCGCAGGCTATATCGACACAACGCATGCATGGATCGATATCGAACCGGCCATCCGCCAGGCGGATGTGGCCACACATATCGCCGATGCAAGCGGGGCACATGCGGCCAGCGCAGTCAGCATTGCCGACGCCGGTGCCTTTACGGCCCAGACCGAAGCGGAAGCGGCGCTGCAAGAGCTCTATCAGCACCTTTTGAGCGCACAGGCGATTGTGAATTTACCGCTGGGAGCCTGGACCGAGCAGGACGGGACCGCGCTGGCAGATTTTGCAGACGGGGACTCGACCACGCCCGGATGGAGCGCAGGAGACGAGGGTTTTGGCATTCGCTGGAACAATCATGCCAACCCTGATCCCATTTCTATGTCCGTGCCCATACCACCGGATCTGGACGCTTCCGCCGACGTGATCGTGCATGTTCTGGCCGCCAAAGTGGGCGCCACCATTGGAGATGCGGTTAAATGGACGATAGAGGCATTTAATAATGTTGACGCCGCACTCTATGATGCGGACGCGGATTTCGGCGGTGACTCATCTGCCATGACCGGCGATGCAACGTCAAAAACCTGCCAGGAAGAAACCTTGACTCTGGCTTCAGCTGATGTGGCAGGATCTCCATGCGTGCTCACGCTCACCCTGCAGCCCAAAGATGGGACCCTGGGAACGGATGACGTGATCGTACTGGGGGTATGGCTGGAATATACGCGCAAAATATTAACGTCGTAAACAATTAATTTAAGATTTATGATTGTTGATTTTGGATTGAAAATGAAAAATCCTTAAAATCTGAAATCTGCAATCTGAAATCTGCAATCAAATTAGAGGAGGACATACCATGATTATAAATCAAGCAAATTTAACGGGGATATACAAATCCTTTTCCACGATTTTTAACGAAGCGTTCGATGCGGCGCCGAGCCAGCGGGATCTGGTGGCAATGACCACTCCCAGCGCCGGGAAAAGCGTAGACTACAAGTGGCTGGGCGATTTCCCCATGATGCAGGAATGGCTGGGGGATCGTGTAATCAAGGATCTTTCGGCATTTCATTACGAAATCGTAAACAAGCCCTACGAAGCCACCGTCGAGGTGGACAAGGACGATATCCAGGACGATCTGATCGGCGTATACACGCCCATGATCCAGGGACTCGGCCAGGCCGCTAAGGTACACCCGGACATTCTGGTGTTTGCTCTGCTGGCCGCCGGGTTTACAACACTGTGCTTTGACGGGCAGTACTTTTTCGATACCGATCATCCGGTCGGGGACGGTACGGCCTCCAACGATGGCGGGGGCGCCGGAGATCCCTGGTACTTGCTGGATTTAACCAGGCCGATAAAGCCGATCATCCTGCAGGTCCGAAAGCGACCGGAGTTCGTGGCCCAGGATCGACCAACGGATGAAAACGTATTCATGCGCAAAAAGTTCCGGTACGGCGTGGATGACAGAAAAAATGTCGGTTACGGTCTCTGGCAGATAGCTTACGGATCCAAGGACACTCTCAACGCGGCCAATTATGCGACCGCCCGTGCGGCAATGATGGCACTGACCAAAAATGACGGCGTAACGAAACTGGGGATCAGGCCAACCCATCTGGTTTACGGGCCGACCAACGAATCCGCAGCCAGAACACTGATCGTCAACGAGAGGAACGACGCCGGTGCCAGCAACCCCTGGTACAAGACGGTTGAACCAGTGCTGTCCACCTGGATGGACTAGAATTTCAACAAAACATTGAAAGGAGAAAATCATGATCAGAATTATTTCTAAAAAAGACGGGTTCCGGCGCTGCGGTGTGGCACATCCGGAAAAACCCACCGATTATAAGGATGGCTTTTTTTCAAAAGAAGACCTTGAGCGACTGAAAAACGAGCCCATGCTTATTATCCAGAAGCTTCCTGACCCGGAACTCACAGTGGCAGATCTTAAGGAAGCGTTGAATAGACTTGGCGTGTCCTATGACGCTAAGGCAAATAAAAATGAGCTGATCAAGCTTTTGGGAAAAAACAAAAAGGAATAACAGATGCCCTATTGCACCCAAAGCGATATCCTGGAGCAGCTCGATGAGGACACGCTGGTTCAGCTCACCGATGATGCAGACGCCGGTGCGGTGGATACGAGCGTGGTTGACCGGGCCATTGCAGATGCGGACGCCGAAATAGACAGCTATTGCGGTGTCCGTTATGCAGTGCCGTTCACCACGGTGCCGGAGCGGGTGCGCAAGCTTTCAGTGGATATCGCAATATACAACCTGTATGCCCGGCGCAAGGGCGCACCTGAGCACCGCAAGGAGCGATATGACAATGCAATCAGGTTTCTAAAGGATGTCGCAAAAAACCAGGCCTCTTTAGGCAAAGACGATCCGGACGCCCCGCCGCTGGATGCTCATCAGCCCGAAATAACACAGAGCGACCGGATTTTTACGAGAGATAAAATGAAGGGATTTTAGTAGGACAGACTTTCCAGTCTGTTGAAAAGCAGAATATATAATGAGCGGTAAAGTCCATAAAAAAATCCGCAAAGTCGCCAGGAAACAGCTCGTGATTATGATCCGGCAAATCGGCAAGCTGCCTTTCAGGCAGAGACTCTGGTTTGCCTGGCGAATATTGAAGGGAACTAAGAAAAGATAATGGTTGCCTTAAAATACACAGTAAAAGATCTCGAAGTCAAAACCGAATTAAAGGGGCTGGAAAAAAGGCTTTCACGGCCCGAGCAGGCCCTGAAAGAATGCGGCCTTGTTCTTTTGCGCTCCATATCAAAAAACTTTAAGGCAGGAGGGCGGCCGGACCGCTGGGAATCCTCAAAGCGGGTGCAGAAATCCGGCGGCCAGACCCTTGTAAAAACAGCCCGGCTGAAAAACTCGATCACCATGCGGGTTTTAAACAAAGTCCTTACGGTGGGAACCAACGTAAAGTACGCCGCCATACACCAACTTGGAGGCAGGATCAGGGAAAACGTTACCGTGAAAAAACACTGGCGCTATATGGACAAAGCGTTCGGAAAGTCCATCCCTGCCAGGCACGTAATGGTAAAGATGCATACCCGAAAAATGGACTTTGAAATGCCGGAAAGACCGTTTCTCCTCATCCAGGATGCGGATATCAGGATCTTCAAACGGATCTTTGCAGATTATACTTTGAAGGGCGTATGAGGTCGGAGGTCAGAGATCGGATGACAGAAGACAGAAGACAGAGGACGGATGAATGAAAGAACTTTTGAACGCAATAAAATCACAGCTCCGGACGGATCTCACCTATGTCCGCGACAGCGATATTTTCATAACAGAGGCTGAAAATCTGATCCCCGATTCCATACGCTTCCCTGCCGTGGGCATAAAGGACGGCCCCGTTGCTCGCAAAGAACTTGCAGGCGGCATGATGGAATACACCATGAACCCTAAAATTATTCCATATGTCCAGCTGACAAAGCCCGAAGCGGCCATTATGGGCGATACATCAACAGACAGCAAGGGGATCCTGGATATGGAGGACGATATTCATTCATCGCTGGACGAAAATCTGCTCAATATATCAGGCATGCAGCATGCAGCATCTGCACCCATATCACCGGAAAGCGAGACATTTGGAGATGAAACCGAAGTAATCCAGCGTAAAGTAATCAGCTACACATACATCAAGGAGGAATCAAGACCATAAAGAACAAGGTTCAAGGTTCAAAGGTTCAGGGTTCAAAGGTTGAAGGATCAAAAACCCTGAACTCAAAACCATGAACCCTGAACGCTGAACCTAGAACCTTACAAAGGAGGAATCAAGACCATGAAATACAAATTAAAAAAGAAATTCGAGGCGTTCGAGGTGGTGGACGGCGCCCTGGCCGGAAGGAAGTACGAGCACGGCAGGGTGTACGAGGAAATTCCGCCACAGGAAAAAGCAAAGTTTGAAGAGATTAAGCCGGTTGAGCCGCCTAAAGAGACGAAACCTGTTGAGACAAAGACGAAACCTAAGAGTCAGAAGACGGGAATCGGTGGTCGGTAATCGGTAAAAGGTTCAAGGTTCAAAGGTTCAAGGTTCAAAGGTTGAAAGATCAAAAACCCTGAACCCAAAACCCTGAACCCTGAACGCTGAACCCAGAACCTTACAAAGGAGGAAATATCATGAGAAGTTATAGAGCAACCAGAAACCTTTTGGCCGTTTCGGCGAATACTAAGGAAACGGCCATAAACACGGAGCAGACCCTGGACACCGCGATGTTGGTGGACATGGGCGACATAATCGGTCTGGACCCGAGGCGTGAAGATAACGCCGAGGAGCAGACCGGAAAAGAGGAACCGGATACAATATACGACTTAGGCAAACTGGCAGGGGGTTCGCTCAATTTCAACAAGGCACAGCCCCAGCACTTTGCTTTCTTGCTTGCCTATGCCCTGGGTGCTGTTTCAACCGCGGCCGCCGGTACCGGGTACAAACACACAATTACGCCTATTGCCGCGGATGAGGACGGAGACAGGTCGATCGCGTCTTTTACGCTGGCCCAGCGTTACGGGGCAACCATTTTGAAACGGCTTTTCGCGTCCATGTTTGTTGATTCGTTTGTGGCCACGTTCGCCGCGGATGACTGGCTCAAGATCGCGGGCACCTTAAAGGGCACCGGTAAGATAACCAATAACACCAACCAGGAAACCATAGAGGCCCAGGAAGACGCTACGTCGTTGACCCTTGCAGCCAACGCGGTCGAGGGCGCAGATGCACAGACGCGGCTCGACAATGTCCAGAGAATCATAGTGGAGTTAACCACCGGTGTATGGACGGAAGTGACATATACCGTAGTATCGGATGCCACGCCTGCGGTAATAACGATAGCCGCACCCGGCGACACCATAGGTCTGGTCGATTACAAAGTTCTCTACATTCCCGAGGAATCCGGCTGGATGAGCTTTCCGTCCCGGATCAGTGAAACCCCGATGCGTATATCACAGACCACATTCACGCTGGGCGGAAAATGGAGCGGCAGTGCATTCGAAGGCGGTCGGTCGATGGACGCGGAAATAAAATCCGTTGAATGGCAGTTTAACAACAATATGGAGATTTCATTTGTGCCGGGCGCGGGCGATGTCTATGCCAAACGGGCGTTCCGACCCGCCAGGAACCAGGCCGTAAAGCTCAACCGTGAGTTTAGAGAGTACATCCTCCAGCAGCATATTGATGATAACGACACGTTCGGGCTCCATATATTGGCGGAAGGCGCGGTTTATGACAGCCCGGAAAAGTATACGGTCGAGGTCATTTTTCCGAAACTTGGAATTATATCGGCACCCATATCCGTGGATGGCAAGATCAACGCAGAGGCCGGCGATCTCATGGTGTTAGAGGATGATACTTATGGGAGTGTTATTGCCAACGTGAAGAATAAGCAGGCCACTTATGCGGCATAAGGTCAGAGGTCGGAGATCAGTAATCTGTAGGGCGGGTTTTCCAACCTGCCATAAATAAGGAATGGCAGACTAGAAAGTCTGCCCTACTAGTCTGCCATAAATTGTCACAAGGAGAATAAATCATGCCAAGACGACCAGGTGAGAAAATCGTCAAGACTAATATCTGGGACAATATGGAACGATGTGATGTTACGTTTTCCCATAGACTTCCCACAACAAAGGAAAGAATAGCATTCAGCAACGAGAAGATCCGAAGGGTGCGGAACAAGGTTATCTTCAAGGAGGCTGAAACCAGGATAAAATATGCCCTGATGATCCTTAAGGGGATCCCGGAGGGCCATTTCGAGAGAAAAACAGACGACGGCAAATTTGTTCCCGTTGCCAGCGACCCGGAATCAAAAAACTTTTATGATAAATGGAAAGATGTTGTGTATGAAACCGGTGCGGATTTGCTCGAAACATTTGGAGCATATATTTACGAGGGCTCTGCAGAGGTCGACAGGGAGGAAATTCAGCCGGATGAAGATTCCGGTGAACCCGCGGACCCTTCTTAAGCGAGGACCTTGAAGCCCTGCAAAAAGGGCTGTGCACCGACAAGGAGCAGGAACACTGCGTCGAGGACAACGGGGAAAACCTCGACTGGGCATGCTCAAACTGCCCAAAAAAGCGGGCAGAGGATCTTCACCCCTACACGCACAAACTACTCCGGCTGCGCAACATGAGCAAAGCCGGATATCCTTTTAGAGCCAACGACCTGACTCCGGAGGAATGGGTGGACCTTGGGAAAATAGAGCAGTGCCTGCAGGCACCTGTAAGATAGCAGGCAGGAAAGCCTGCTCCACTGGAAAGCTGATACAATGCTTGGAAATACCTCAACACTACAAATAGCCATAGAAGTCGATGCCAAAGACGGCATTGTCTCGGTCCGCAGGATAGGAGACGAATCCGAAAAAGCCGGTAAAAAGGGAAAGAAGTCCTTTTCCGGTATGGGCAAAAGTCTCGATCATTTCAACAAAAAGGCCGCCTCAGCCACATCCTCCATCATGAAGCTGGCCGGTACCGTTGTGAGTATATATATGCTCCAGCGAGCCATTCGTGCCCTCGTAAACAGCATGGAAAAGAATATAGCTGCGGCATCGAGGCTGAATGAGGTGCAGAGCAAATTCAATGTGGTTTTCGAAGGACAGCGCATGGAGGCGGAAAAGTGGGCAAAGACCCTTGTGGATTCCTATGCCATGTCGCGGCGCGAATCAAAAGAGTACCTGTCATCAATACAGGATCTCCTCGTTCCGATGGGCATGCAGGCGGAAATGGCCGGGAAACTATCGTTTGAGATAGTGAAGCTATCCGCCGATTTAGGCTCATTCAACGATCTGCCCACAGCACAGGTTATGGAAAACATTCAATCGGCATTGGTCGGCGAATACGAAGCAATGAAAAAATACGGGGTTGTCATCAATGCAACCATCGTCCAGGAAAAAGCCCTTGCAATGGGCCTTGCAGAAACCAAGGACAAGCTCACAGCCGCCCACAAGGCACAGGCGGCATATACCCTGATGGTCGAAAGCTCTAAAGCCGCTATAGGAGATATGGCGCGCACCTCCGGCGAATATGCCAATCAGTTGAAACAATATAAAGCCATCATCGAAGACGTCAGGGTGGAATTCGGAGAGAAATTAATGCCCATCGCGACCGAAGCCCTCACCAAAATAAATAAAGAGATAAAAGAGCTCAAAGAGACGGGGCAACTTGATGTGTGGGCCATAGAAATGGCAAGGGTTGTTATTGGGTCATTTCAGTTGATGGCCACGGGTGTGCAATACGTATTGGAAAGCATATACACCGCAAGGAGCATTATGGCCTCATGGATGGAGACCTGGTATAAAGCCCTGTCCAAATATCCTTTTGCGCTAAAATCAATTAACGAGGGATACAAGGAAAGCGCAAGAATATGGGGTGAAATTAAAGCTGATAATATTAAACATATGGTTAATACACATGCGGCATTTGAAGGTCTCATGTCAGCCATAGAAAAGCTTAAGCCCGCTGCAACTAAAACCCTTCAGGATATTAACAAAGAGGGTGAACCAAGTCTCGAAAACTTCAAAAAAATAGAACGGCAAATAAACATCATCGCAGCCGACGCCTTCCCAGGCTACAGCGCTGCAGCAAAAGAGCATCTGACCGCTGTCTATGAAAAGCTGTCCGACCAGGAAGATAAATATAAGGCAATCGAGAAACTAATCGGTCGCATCTCAGGAAAAGAGTTAATGGAAACTCCTGATGTTGAGCCGGATATGACTCAAACTGAAACTTACACGAACGCGATGGATCAGTTCAGAGCGGCCGAGCGAACAGCATGGCAGGAATATTATGACTGGAAAAAAGCAAAAGAAAAAGAGCTGTGGGCGCATTCCCTCGATTATGTGGTAGGTTATTTGGGTGATATTACAGGAATATATAAACAAATAGCTGGCGCAGGAGGAAAACATTCAGAAGAAGCGTTCGAAATCTATAAAAGTTTTGCAAAGGCGCAGGCATTAATAGCCGGTGCTTTAGGGGTTATGCAGGTTGTGGGGGACATGAAGATTCATCCATATGTCAAGGCTGCGTTTATTGCTCTCATAACCGGCATCACATCAGCACAAATAGCAATCATCGAATCCTCACAGCCGCGGGGCTATAAAGACGGTGGAATTGTCCAGTACGGACCGGGACAGCCGGATGATGTGCCTGCCTGGCTAACAAAAGGCGAGTTCGTGGTTAATGATAAAGCCACAAAAAAGAACCGGATGTTGCTTGAGTTTATAAATGCGGAAAAATACGGACTCGGGGGATTTGTTGGCGGTATCGGAGATATGTTCACGTATCCGTTCCAGGTGCTCGGCAATGCAATTATGCCGGATATGCCGGGTATGAGCGAGGTGGACCTGGCCGGTCAGATGATTGAAGACCTCAATGAAACAATAAGAAAATTAACGAGTACTCTCGGGGACCTGGCCCGGAAGGTTGAAGATATAACTATAAAATATGATGAAGAGGCGGAAAAAGCCAAAGAATTAGGAATCTCCATCGACCTTGTAACGCGGGCGAGAATGGCCGAATTGAATGCATTAGCGGCGGACATATCTGGGGATATACAAGAAATTATAGAATCATTAACGCTGGGTGATTATCAACAGGAAATGAACCGCCTGACTGGATGGTACGATGACCAGCTGGAAGCGATAGTGGCCCTAACTGCGCAGGGCGTTGACACAACGGGGATGGTTGAGGATTTGACGTTGGCCTACGCCCTGCAGGCCGAAGAGGCGGGAAAAGCGGCTGTGGAGCTGGCAAGGCAGGATTTGGCGAGCGCCCAAGATATGCAGGCAATGATCAGAGAGTTAGCCCATCCAAGAAGTGAATGGAGCGTCAACGATTTCGTGGCGGAATTCGACCGGTTGGCCGACCAAATCGGCAATCTGGATGACACCTCTGAAAATTACCTGAGCGACTTATTGTCCCTAACAAAAGATCAGGTCGGCATTTTAAACCACATCGAGGACTTATCACGCAAAACAGTAGAATCACTGAAATCATCCATCAGCTCCATAGACAATATGATTGTATCGCTTAGAGGGGGAGAATTGGCCCCGGCTCAAAGCATGGAATTGTTTCAGAGCCGATATGAAACCCTTTTAGCCGGTGCCGGGACAGAACAGGGTCTTGCGGATTTCCAGAGCTTTATTCCTGAGTATCTGAGCTTCATGCAATCTTATGGTGTGGATTATGCCGAACTCGTAGGTGCTGTGACTGCCGATTTAGAGGGAATCCAAACAATATTTGAAACACAGCTAACCGCCGTTGAAAGCCTTTTAGGGGATATTTCTCAAAACACAGAAGACACTACAATGGAATTGGTGGGATTGGCCGCGGCAAACAATACTCTGCTGAGCGATATGGGCGCATCTATCGGTTCTCTTGTTGATGTTCTTACCACTGCCGCCGAAGCCGAAGCTGTTGCCGCTACCGAAGCTCTTGCTCAGGCTCAAGCCCAGGCTGAGGCTGAAGCCGCTGCAGAGGCCGCTCAAGCTGCTGCCGCTGCTGCTGCTGAAGCTGCCGCCATTGCCGCTGCCGAGGCAGCTCAAGCCGAAGCTGCTGCTGCTGCTGAAGCCGCCGCTATTGCTGCTGCCGCTGCTGAAGAGGAAGCCCGTCAAAATATCATAAGTTCTATTCGGGGAGTCCTTGGTTTGACAGTTGCAAGGGACTGGTTTGAATTTGATTACAGACAAGCTATTGAGGGGATGATGCTGAGTGGTCTGCAAGACTATCTCGACAATATAATCGTACAACAGCAACAGTTTAAGGGCCATCAGTACGGAGGCCTTGCTACAGAATTGAGTTGGGTAGCAGAAAAGGGACCAGAATGGGTAGTGCCCACATATGAGCCGGAAAGATCACGCTTCCTGCGCGACGTAGGAGCCGATCCTGACGTAATAGGGGCCGCAGTCGCAAGGCATATCATTCCGCTCGTTATAGAAGGCGGAAAAGAAATACACGTGCATATTGAAATTGATCGCAGAGAAATTGGGCACGCGGTTGCACAGGAATTTGATACAAACCCCGAAGTGGTTGATGCCCATAGGAGACAGCATTAATGGCCGCAAAGGAGATGTACGATTATCTGAGCGAGGCAACACCGGACAGCGACGTAACGCTGTCCGTAAATCCACAACAGACAATCGTTGAGGAAAGCGAGCCTAACCAGATTATCCTGCGGGGTGATGACGGCGTCTCAAAAGAGATAATCACACTCTCCAACGAAATCATATTTTTCGTTAATCTTCAATGGCCTAAAATTACCCCTGCAGACGCCGGGACAATCATGGACTTTTATTTCGACAGCGCAAAAGGCGACAGGATGGCCAAGACATTTTACTGGGTGCACACGGACGGGCATACATATGTGGCCAGCTTCGCCTGTAAATTTACCAGAAATCTTCTGCCAACGACCAGGCACGGCATCGTAAGCGTCCGCCTGGAAGTTGTCGGCAAAAAACTCGACGCATAAGAGACGGAGGCCAGAGGTCGGAGATCAGAAGTCAGAACCTTGAACTTTGAACCCTGAACTTTGAACCCTGAACCTTGAACCATGTTAATATTAACCGCCAGACAACAAGAAATCATATCATCCAAGCGAAAGCTGCCCGCCTGGCTTCTCATCGTCACGGACAAAAACGGCAACCGCTATTACTGGTCCACTCGCAACATCAGGAATACCGAGGAGCACGGTGATTTTCTGAAATGGGCGGACGGCATCGAGTGGGACACCGGCATCAAATGGGATAACGGCGGCGACAACCAGAATGCAAACAACGCATTCGAGTTTAAGGTTACCAAATTTTCAGGGATAACATTAAGGCGGGGCAGTGCCGAGTCAGGACTTCAGGCACCCAGCGATATACAATTCACCATCACGAACAAGGACAACACGCTGTCAGCGGATGATTTTAAGGGCGGAACCGTCTGGGTACACCGGAGCCTGGAGGATGACAACGGCTCAGACACAATTCAGAGATGGCGATTCCGTATAAAAAAGGTAACGCCAGGATACCAGAAATTACAGTTCTTTGCAGAGGATTTTATCCAGGAATACCTCCGCGGCTATTATCCAAATACGCCGCTTGTAGACAATCTTTTTCCCTCCGACGACCAGACAAACAAAGACAACCTTTGCGTCCCGGTACCCTTCGGAACCGCATACGTGCCGCTCAGATCCGTGTATATAACGGATCAGAGATACTATGTCCTCGGCTCTCCTTCATACACCTACAACATCCAGGCTGTTCACTCACCTGCAGGTATGCCTAAAAGCGAGTGGGAAAGCGGCAGTTTTGATTTTAATCAGTACACCAAACAGGATGCCGATCTTAATGACTGGCGCGTATTCCAGCCGATAATAGCCGATTCCGATGCGGACGGCAATGCAGATGCCTGTGGCCTGTTTCGACCTGGCGATGTATTTATGGACATGCCGACAAAGCTCACCCGTTCAGATACCGTTTCCATGACAAATCCTGCCAGGGTGATAGAATTTGTTCTAAAAGATTTCGGGATCCCGGCAAATGACATCAACCAGCCTGCCATAGTAGCCGCAGCCGCTATTTTCGATGCCTGGGGCCTTACGTTCAATGGGGCATTCTTTACAAAAAAAGACCGCCGCTCCGTGCTTACCCAGCTCCTAATTCAATGCAACTCCATCCTCGTAATAGGCGAGCAGATAGAGTTGCGAGTATTGTCGGCGGATTCGGTCAAGACAATCGCAAAATCAGACGTTTTCAGACCGAGGCTGGTCGGAGAGGGCACATTCAAATATTCGGAAATAACAAACGAAACCGACTCAGACAGCGGATACGCCGCATTCCAGGAAGCTGGAAAACCGCAGGACCGGTTCATCAAAATCCTGGTACCGGCCAAATCATCCGCAGATCATCCATCGAGCGACGTCCTCGAAATGCCTTTTGTGCAAAATTCCCAGCATGTTCAAAAGGCTGCGTCGTTACATTTCCAGCGCAAATATCTCAAAAAGGCAAATGTAAGTTACGACTCAAAGGCCACACTCCTGGCCCTGCAGCCGGATGACGTCACCACTATCAATCACGCCGATTACGGCGGGAATTACAAAGTCCTGGTAGATAACATCAAGATCAGCAAGGTCTTCCCGCTCTCCATCACCTGCATCAGCTTCAAGGAGGATCTGGACAACTGGGAGGATCTCCCATTCTCAATTATCACCATTGCGACAGATGATTCCACCAGCTACTGGTCTACTGTCGTCATGGGCCCGGACTCTCAAAATA